GATAGTCTTGTTGCAAATTCTTGCTCTGGATTTCTAATAACTGAAACTCCACCGACCCCCTCTCCTTCTTCTCCAACAGTTCCGCCTAGATGTTCTGCTACCTCTCTACCTATGCCTTGTCCTTTAATACCAATAGTTTGAGTTGATGCGTTTTCTTTTTTAGCTTGATTAATTCTAGCTAAATTCACATCTGCAGATGCTATGTTTTTATTTTTAAGATGATCGGATACTATTCCACTTATCGTGCTCCAAGCATGTGCTATAAAACTTTTTTTATTACCGGTTTTTAAAGATAGTTTATTAGGATCATAAGTATGAATTGACTTCATCAAACCATGAACAGCTGGTTCATAAAGATCAAGAAATAACTCATCTGGACTCAAATGAGACATATCTTGCGGTATCAGTCCCTTATTTTTCATTTTTCTTATAACACCAATCATTAATGGCATATAATTACTTACTAAATATTTATGTATAGTATTATCGTCCATAATCATCTTCCTCGAGATTTTTTATATCTTCCATGTCTTCGTCGCTTAAATCTTCATCTACACTATGATCTGGCGTGTCTCTTTTAACCTTATCAGAAAAAGAAGAATCAGAAACTCCTTCTCCGCCTCTTAATATGTTTTCACGTTGCTCAATTAATTTTTTAGCTCGTTCTGTGTTTGCATGATCTGCCAATTCACTATGCAGTCCAGCTGCTTTTGCGGCTGATTGTTTTTGATTTTCTAAGTTTTGTTTTTGCCAATCAGCTTTCCATTGCATGATTCTGCCAGGTCTATCAGATTGTGATAAATTTTTAAATTCATCAGATTCTTTAAAATTCTTTAAATCATCTTGAAAATTACCATTAAATCCCTTGTGAACACTTTGAGCATTGTGTTGTAAAAATAAATCTGGATTTTGAGCCGGATCTGCAGTTTCTCTTCTTTTTTGCTCATGTTCTTCAAATTTTTGTTTAGCTACTCTTTTAGCATGTTCAAGCATTCCTTCAGATAGAGGGGTTGGTCTGAAGTACCTACCTCTAGAATACTCATTAGAAGTATGAGCACCAGACATAAAAGAAGCTTCACGTGGATTTAATCCATGAATAAGCATTAATGCGCTTGTGTCTGGGTGGGTCTTGGGGTCAAAACCAGATGGTGGTTTCCATCCTCCTGATCCAGATTTTTCATCTTTTTCTAAAATAAAAAAAACATCTAGTTCTTGCTTTATTTTTTTTAAAGAACTTTCTACATAATTTAATTCTTCTGCTGATTTTACTATTTTAAATTCAGAACGTCTTTGTTTTGCTTGTTTTATTGATTCTAATTTTTGTTTTTGTTCTGGTGTTAATAATTTATCTTTATCTCTCTCCCACATTGGTTTTAACACATCATGAACCTCTTGTGGAATTACGACTTTTCTGCCTTGTTTATCTAATGCTCTTTCAATTAAAACATTTTTATCTTTTGGTTCGTCATCTTTAGCCATTTGTTGATATATGTGCATGACCAAAGGCCAGCGTATTTCGCCGTGTTGTTCTTCGACAATCTTTTTTGCTTTTTTCCATTTTTTATGATCTGCTTTTGTTTTTATAACTCCAACAGGCATGTTTGTCTCCGTTATTTTTCTTCATCTAGATTTGAATTATCAAGACCTAGACCAGCAAGAAGATCGGACACATTCTCATTGTGTTTCTGTTCTTCTGATGATGCAATGCTATCAAGCGAAGCTGGTGTATTTCTGTCTTGTGGTTTTTGTAATGGATTTTCAACTGGTTTATGCACAGTCGAGCCTCTGACTGCTCCATGCTCAGGGGATATAAATTCCCCTAATTTTGCTAAAAGATTTTTTCCCCAAACTGAATCATGAAATTTTGATAATCTGTCTTGATATGATGAAGCTTTTTCGGGAGTATGTGTAGAGGCAGATTCGTCAAAAACACTCATTATTGGATGCATGTCAAATGAATGGGGTGTAAAATGACCATGAGAAACATCTATGTCGTCATCAATAGGTATGTGTTTTCCATTTATCTTAACATGCTCCATTGGAAATGCATCATTATGAAAACGATGCTCAACGGTTCCGTCTGGATTTGTCATTGTCTCATGAGGTTTAGAAAAAATCTCATTAGATCTAGATGCATGAGGAGGATTCTGAAGCCAGGAAAAGTCTTTTCCGCCTTTCATTTTTTTATGACATCTCCAGCCGGTCAAATCTACTCCACTTGTCTTATGGGGATCGCTAAAAAGATCTGATCTGGTAGCTTGCCATGGTTGTAAGTCTATTGTATCAAATTTCATTTTACTGGGATCTATTCTCTCTATTTTATGAGCAAGATGTCCTAGTTTAATGAATTCTTTTGCATGTGTGTTTGCAAGATCTTGATTGCCTGCTTGTAGAGCTGCCTTATAATGAGAGGCATGATGACCCATTGCATCTCTTATAAAATGAGCCTCTGCATGGTCTGTATCTGGATCCATTTGAGAAACAAAATTAGATAAACTAATATTTTCTTTTGCTGACTGACGAGCATGTCTAGCCATCTTTTCCAATGTCTCTATGACATGATCAATTAAGATTGAGTCTGTTGTATTTAATAATGTTTTTTTTAATTCTTGATTTACTATTTTTTTATTTAATAAATCACGAAAAGATTCTAAAAACATAATATTACCTTTCGCGATCTATTTCAATACCAATCTGAATTTGACAAGCACCCGTTACCGCAAGTGTAACGGTGTCTTTGCCATCTGGTAATCCTCTGCCGGAGTTAAATAACATGAGTTCAGAAACTTTTAATGTTGCAGCTAGTTCGCCATCAAAGTATACTTTTAAACCAGCTATTTCTGGATGTATTCTTATAGCACAGTATTTTGGAACCTCAAACTGGAGAAGAGAAATTGTTTCATTTTTTATTTCTCGCCAAACCAAACCAACGTCTGAGGTTCTAGAAGAGCCGGCAGGTAAGTTTATGGGACGTGACATACTTTAAATCTCCTAGGCACTTGCTTGGGTAATATTATTGTACCACATGTCACCGATAAGTAATATTTCGGTTTTTTTTATCATCTATATTAGCAATCAGATCTTAGTTGTGATTAAATTAAAACGATCAGCTATTTCTAACTGATCGTTTTAATATTATTCAATCAAATTAACTATTTGTTACTTACCAACATTTCGCATTACGCAATTGAATCGCGGTGCGTAAACAAATAGTGCTCCGTACATGAGCAAGAGAAACTCAAGTGCAGTTGTGACCACAGCAAGATTCATCTTAGCAAGAGGAGCAAGTTGCTTAAACTTCATTGTTTCAGCACGCATATCAAGAAGGAATGCTTCACCAAGACCAGGGCGCTTGGCACCAGCATCTTTAATAGCGGAGAGTCCCACGCGATGATTTGAGATAAACTGCGCCGTTGAAGCTGCAGCTCCACTTGCGGCACGATATACCTTCATGTGCTTGACAGAAGATGGAACAGAACCAGCTAGAGTCAATTCAACAACTTGTCCAGCTGTAACTGAAACTGGTGCTGAAGTTAAAATTGGAGCTGATTCGCCAAAGTCATTAACAAAAGTTACTGCATAATGATAACTACCAGCTGAAAGAGCTGATCCTGATCCTGCAGCAGCTCCAGAAACACTTAGACCCGCAACAGAAGGAGCAGAAGCTGAAGCAGCTGCTGGACGAACTTGTTGGCGCGGACGTAGGAAAAGACTTGGTTTAAGTGCAATTTTTCCTGCAGTAGTGGTGACATTTGCTACGTCATAACCAACAGTTTGACCAGCAAGACCTGGTTCAGAACGGAACTGTGGATAAAATTGACGAACGAATGTAGAAACAGCAGCGGGCTCAGCGTGAAGCTGATCTGGAGCTCCGAAATTTTCAAGAGCACGAACTGCAAGTTCTTCAACATCGTCTTGTGCAAAAGAAAGACCAGCAAGATCCTTCACAACAGATGATGACTCAGCGCCCCAACCTTCAAAATCTTTTGAAGTAAATTGGCTATCACGATCACCCTTAAGGATTTGTTGTAGAAGGCCATTCATGGCAAGTGAATTAACTGGAAGATCAGCTGTTGCACCTGATTGAGCACCAGATGCATCTGCAAAGTGAGCATGTCCCCAGTATAGTTCACGTTCAACATCTTTAAGAAGGTCCATTGTTCCTTCTTTAGCCTGTTGAGCTACAACGTCTCCAACGGTTGTGCGAACAAGAGTCATCTGATGCGAAACCTTACGACGCTTGCTGAAGAACACGATGCGCTGTCCGTCACGTACATATGTTGAATCTGATTCTTGTCCAGCTCCGCCTTCAGCAATATAGGGCGAAGTATCTGAACCATATCCAACAAGACGGTTATATTGTTCGAATAGGTTATAAGCCTTGTCGATTGTGATTGCTGGCCAGAGTTTAAGATTCTTCATGTCAAATGTAACAACTTTAAGAGTTGATTCAAGTGACTCAGTCTGAATAACACCGCCATAGGTTAGATCAGTAGGACGACCAGCACCACCGTATCCCGCTACTAGTGCCTTATTAAGGTTTTCAATCTCTTCTTGAGAGACCACTCCTTGTTCAATTCCCTGCATAATCTGATTAAAAGCGTCAGCGTACATTATTTTTCTCCTTATTTAATTCCATATTTGTTAGCAACTTCGTTAAGATCACCATTTCCACCAACTTCTACACGAATCACATCTGCAGCATCGACATCTGTTCCAGTCTTCTTAAGATCAAGAAGTTTATTAAGAACAGCTGTCTTATTAAGAGGTTCTACATCTCCAGTGCTTTTTGCAAGAGGCTGGATTTGACGATACGTGTGTCCACGCTGTGGGAATGGGGTATCTGCAAGTTGTTTAACAACATCTAAAACTTGAGAAAGTTTGGTCTCAAGAGGTGAGATTCTTTCGTCAATTGATTTTGCAAGTGACTTCTTCATCTCTTTTTCTTCTTTGACCATGAGATTGACACCTTCTGATTTCTTAGCCCAGTGAGGTTTTTTCATCTCTTTTTTCTTGAGTTTATGCTCAAGTTCTGCTTTACACATCTCACGCTTTTTAAGCGCTTTTGAATAAGCATGCTCTGCTTTCTCGCACTCATCTTCAGCCTTGGCCATTTCAGCTTCTGCTTTTTCGCATTCTTCTTCAGCTTTTTTGGCTTCATCTTCTTCTTCATGCTCTTCGTCGTCTTCGTCTTCGTCGTCTTCTGCTTTCTTAGCTTCTTCGTCTTCGTCTTCGTCTTCGTCTTTCTCATCGTCCTCTTCGTCGCCCTTAGCCATTCCGCCTTGTGCTGACTTTTCTCCAAGTTCGATTTCTTCAGCAGAAAAACGATCAGACTTTTTTAGTTCTTCGATTTCAGCTAGAGTTTCATCAATGAGATCGGCGAGACTTTTGCTTAATTTTGTAGTCATAGCAAAACTCCTTTTATATTATTCACCAACCATCAAAAGATCTGTATGACCAGCGAGTTCTACAAGAACTGATGCCGAATCACCAGCTTCGATCTGGAGATTGTTAGCAAAACGAGAACAAACAGCAAGAACATTTACCGCCGCTGCAGTGTCCAAAATTGCAGCAAGTGAATTTTCACCAGCAGCACCTTTGATTTTTAATTTACCTGGCGCAGCAACGCCAATACCAAGAAATGGAGAAGCATCTTTGTCAACGCCACCCATTGGAGATTGGACCGAGGCGCTTACATAAGATATAGTAAGTCCTGCAGCCGATACTGAAGAAGCCCCACGAACAGCAGGAACGCCTAGCTGATTGAGGTTTCGTGCCACTTTATCAAGAACCTGGACAGAATTAGCCATGTTTTGCTCCTTTTATCAAATGCAAACCATCCACGACAATACTTAAATATACCATATTATTATAGTTAAACGTGACTTTAATAATATCAATTAATTACAACTATTTATTTATAAAGAACTTAGCTAATGTGTCAAATGGAAAATGCTTATTACAAGATCGACATTTAACTTGATATACAACATATGGTTGCTCTTTACCACATGATGGACATTCTATATACTGATTTTTATTTGATTTTGTATCAATAGATTCAGTTTGAAAAACGCCGCCGCCAGTTAGGCTTGTCGGAGATCCTGCTGAGCCATATCCAGCGACTAATGCTTTATTTATGTTATTTTTTTTTAAAGTTAATATTGTTTCTTTTATTTTTTCTACATTTGATAATATTTTAATTTCAGATAATGTATCAGCCATTTCTATAAAAGAGGGAACATCTTTTCTCGCTAGATGAGATATTGATTTTATTAATTCAAATTCTTGTGGATTATTGCTTTTATTTAAATCAACTCCCTCAACAAGAGTTGCATTATTGGCTGGAGTAAAGGTCAATGCTAAACCTTTAATTTTTGTTCTTTTTAAAATTCTATCGTCTTTCTCGCCTCTTTCTACTATACCTCCTTCTACGGAGCACTTTAGCTTAAGTGGAGAATCTGTTTTGTGCTGATGTCTTAATATAGCCGCCGCTGCCCTTGCTGATCTATGGTCTTCATCGTCAAAAAGTTCACCTGTAACATATATATATGGAGCTTTTATTTTATTCCAAAAATATTTTTGACGATCACTTTCGCAATCTTCTACTTTAAATATTTTTTTTGCACCAGTTACTCTACCGATGACATCGGGTAGCTTATTGCTATGGTTGTCGTTAACAATTCCTTGACCAGCTTCTAATTCTGAAATATCTGCGCCTTTGACATCTAGAATTTCTCCTTGAATGTCTCTTAACTCAGATCCTGCAACCGCATCAAATTTAGTAGCCATAAAACTCCCTTTCTAATAAGATTGTATCAGATCTTATTAGTTTAATTACTAGTAATTTTTTATATTTATTTTACTAGGGTGGAGTTTTAATCTAGATCTTCCAGTGTTTTTTCTACATATATAATTATTGCTTATTAATTCAATAAAATCAGAAGGGTTCATTAAATCTAAATCTTCTAAATCTTCTAATTCTTCATCTTCTTCTAATTCTTGACTTTCTTCTAATTCTTCATCTTCTTCTAATTCTTGATTTTTTAATTGAATCTCTGGAAGATTTTTAGATTTTAAATCTTTATTCGCAATAGATTGCTTCATCTTCAACTCCGAGAACTTCATCAACGATAGACTCCCCGTCTAAAGTCTTCTTTAGTTCTACCACGAGTTCAGAAGATTGCACTTTTGACATTGCAGAATCTGCAACTTGTTTTACTGTTTCTATAGAAATGTTTAAAGCAGCAGCTATTTCAACATCGGATACAGGAGAATCTGGCATAAATTTTGTTTCATAAACAAACCAACAATAACTAGACATTTGATGATTAATTGCCCAATTGCACCCAGGAGCATTGAGTTCTTCTTCTTCAGTTGGCTCTCTACCAAGAGATCTAAGCCATTTTAGGCGAATAACAGCTAATGGACAATATCCCTTAGGATAGTCTTTCAACTGACGTGGGCATTTTTTATCAAATCTTTCTTTAGTATCATTCATTCTAAATTCGTAGTCCTAACACCTAATAAACTTACTAAATGTTTCTCATCGTTTAACACAGCCTCTACTGTTTCTCCTACTTTTTTATTTAAAAGAACATCAACAAGACCTTGGCCTGCTTCTTCTAATTTTATCTTTGATCTAAATATACCGCCTTTAACATTTTCTCCTTCCAATACAACAGAAGATATTATAACTATGTCATTTTTTGATGAAACAAATTCTTTTTTTTCAAGTTTTTTATCTAAATCATCTTTGTCAGATGCTCGATCCCAGTCTGTTGATTTTAATTCATTGACAATAGAAGTTAGCTCCTCGTTATTTATTGGAAGATATTTTTGCAATCCAAGAACCCTATATTGAAAATCACTAAGTATACTAGTGTTTGTCTTTAGCTCTGATTGCATTGGCTGCAATTGGTCTATTGTTTGCTTTAATAGTATTTGGTTTACTCTAAGTGCCATTGATAAATTTTCAATATGTTTTTCTAAAGTTTCAATTCTTTGTATTTGATTTGTTTTTTGTTGATTTACCATCTTCATTTTTTCTCCTTCATTCTTTTAACAACTGCTTTTAAAAAATCTATTTCTTCATTAGAAAATAAATTATTATTGTTTTTTATTGTAGTTCCCAGTAAATTTGATAATTCATTATTCAAGAAATCTCTTATTTTTTGTTCTATTGAATCAAAATGATCACCTTTTTTCTTTACTATTCTTCCAATTAAAATTTCATTTATAGCATTTGCTTCTGCTAATTTTAATTGCTCGGGAGAAAGTAACATATCACTTTTATTTTTTCTAATAGAAACCACATCCGTATCTTCGCTCTTCGATGACGCCATCTCTGCATCTGAGATTTGTATTTTTTCTTTCTCTTTTTCAAGTAAAGACATTCCTATTTTATTTTCCACATCTTCTATTGTTAATTGTACAAAATCATATTGATTAGCCATATCATTAAACATAGATCTAGCTGAATCAAATTGTGTTCGTGTTAATGGCTCTTTATACTGAAGACATCTTCTCCAATGAGATTCTATATTTGGATCATGCATTAATATATATTCTGTTTTATTTTGAGATTCAATTTCTCTTAAGATCTCTAAGTCAAAATGATTTAACAATGGTCTTCTGTTGTAGACATAAGGCCATATTAATTCACCGTAATGAGATCTATCAAAGACAACATCCTGTCCAGATAAAGAAACAAACATTTCCACAAGATCTTCTAAATAAGAAGGACCTGAGTATCCGGTTTGAAAATATTTCTTATCCGGGGCGGAAAAATGAACTGTTTTATAGCCTTTTTTATTATAAAGACCAGCAAGCGTTGTCTTTGCAGTTCGATCGAGACCTTCAATTATTACAAAAGTCATATTTATAATCTCCTGCAGATATAAATATTATACTTTTATGTATTATTATTTTAGTTTATTTTTTTTCTATTTCTTCAAGGGTATTTATTGGATTTTTTAATTCTTTTCCGCCTATGTTTGTTGCTTTTGTGGCACCGTATTGTCTAGCCAAATCTTGTAGACTAGAAAGATCTTGAGATCTTACAACAGAGTTTGCTTGCTCTTGTTTAGACTCAGATATCTGATGATCATGCGCTTCTTGTTCTCTTTGTTCTTGACTTTCTTGAAGTTTTATTTGTTGTTGTTGCATTTGTTGCTGTTGTTGCTGTTGTTGTTTTTGTATTTCTTTTTGTTGTTGTTGAACATTAATTGTCATCATTAACTGATTCCAAGATAAAAATGCCGGATCCGATGGAAGATATTGCAACTCTGGTCTTTTAGATGCTCCCTTATCTCCAAAGAAAAATTCACGAATCTCTCCACGGGTCATGTTTTTTTCAACAAGATTCCAAAAAGATTGATTCAATGGAAGATTTGCAGCGGGGTGGTTTATTTGTGTTTTTTCTTCATTGTGAAGAAGATCATTCATTGAAGAAAAAACTGTCATCTGTGCCTGACGAAGACTTATATCAGTCATTGCCGTGTCATCTGTGTATCCAACAAATTTAAATTTATATTTATCTGCAAGATCTTTGTCTAAAGCAGGTAGGATATCTTGATTAAATAAGTCTTCAACAAGCATTAATATGGGAATTAGACCTCGTTCACGAGAGTATGTTATTTTAAATTGACCAGATTCTTTAGCTTGTGCACTTGCTCTGCCGTTTGCCGTTGTAAGATAATCTAATCCAACTTCTATTGGATCTATTTGAAATTGTGCGCAAATAGCTCTCATTATATGAGAATTAAAATTTATATACTCCATCTCACGTGCAGAACCCGACATTGGAACCCATTGAACATCATCAAGGCCTGCAACAATTGGAGTTCTCCAAGCATTTGCGGATCCGGATATTGTGTTGTAAAATTGTCTTCTAAAAGAAGCAAGAGTATTTTGAGTAACAGCACCTTTTAAATGAAGAATACCCCTTGCAGCATATCCATGTGTAAAAAAATTAGCATTATATGCCTCTATATTTAGATGATTTGTTATCATTATGATTGCCTGCTCAACTACAGATATGCAATATCCATTAGAGTCAGCATAGTTTTGTGGATTAAATAATTTAAACACCATGTCTTCATCACCAAAGGCATTTAAAACTCTATTGTCTGTTGATAATTGAACATACTTATAATAATCTATTTCTCTAGGCGCAAGATACCCATCCGCCCTTGGATCATTGTCGCTTTTTTTAGTATGATACATATTGATTGCAGTTTTAACTTGATCTTCTACAACTGTTTTATTGATTGCTTGATTTATTAAGTACATTGTTTCAGCAGGAAGAGGTCTGAAGCGATGAAGAGCCCCGGTTCTTGTTAAGACTTTTTCAACTGCCACATATCCAAAAGTAAGACCATCTCTAACTATTAATTTTAAAAATTCACCTAAAAGCATTTCTTGTCCTTTGGGGACATTTTCAGTTCTGCCACAATTATATATATAACTTTCCAACATATTTATATTATCAATATCTTGTTCAGACAATGACTCGCTGTGATCTCTTTTGACGACACGAAAACCCATATCGTATCTGCGCTCTGGACGTCTTGAAAATCTTAAAACAGTATCTGCTCTTATTTGTAAGATTGTGCTAACAAGCCAATCTCTTTGAGACATGTCTCTAAGAGTTCTATTTGATATTCTGCTTATTTTATTTTTTGAAAGAAAATAATTATTACTTGCTTGTTCAAAATAAGGGTCTGTTAATATCGCCTTACCTCTTACAAGACCTGATTCTTGATTTTCTGATTGTGGCTTCTCTGGAAGTTTATCTGCGTCTGCTTTGGTCATTTGCTCGATATCTTCTACAAGACGGTCTTGTATTGATTTTTTTAAATCTTCAAACCATGACATTTACAAAATCCCCTTATATATCATACCGGATTACATAGTCCAAAGAAAGCCACCTTCAGAAGATTGTTCGCTGTCTTCATCTAATTCAGATAGCCTTCCTATTTTACCTATATTATCAGTAGAATACTCTGAATTAAAAGGTATATTATTAACTTTTGCGTACTCCTCTGGAGTAGGTGGTTTTATAAAATGACCTCTAGAGTCAACTATTTTAGAAACATCCATATCAACGCCAGCAGATCCTAATACTATAGTATTTTTACCAAATAAATTAATTAAAGAGTATCTTAATGCGTCGAGCCAGTGATCATGTTCTGTGTCTGGGTCATCTGTCATGTTTCCAGCTGCATCTGCTTTAAAATGATATAATTGAAATTCCTGTATTATTGGCTTACATGTTTCAGCTGCAAAAAATATCTTGGCCTCATTGGATCCTGGTGTTCTTAACCATTTTTTAATAACTTGAACACCTGCATTGATATTTGATTTTTCTGAGTTAGTTGTAGTCGGAAGACCCATTTTTCTCATTTCCTGAGCATCACCTGGGTCTGCCATATCAGGAAAATATAATTGAATTCTATAGTTATTATGCCATTTATGTTTTACTATATGCATCCATGCCGGTCTTGATATGTATGTTTGACCATCGCATCTAACTACATATATATTTTCTCTACTGTCTACAAAAAATACAACCAAAGTATGTGGATTAGACCAACCCCAGTCGATTCCTGCATATGCTTGAAGTCCCATTGAGTGACATTTTTTTATAAAAATATCATGATCACACTCGCCAGGGAACTCTTTACCAGTTAAAATAAGCCACATTTGATTCCATGTTTTGACATGGGTTCTTTCATCAAATTCTTTATATATAATTCCTTCTACACTTGGTTTTAAATTCATAAGCTGAGCCATTGCCCAATCTGGTCCTTCTGATAAGACTTTTTGAGCAAGTTCATCAATCGATTTTAACATTGATGATTTAGAAGATTGTTTTTTAGCATCACCTAAGCATATTGGTGCAAGTGGACATTTCAAGCACCCTTCAAACATCTCATGTCTTTCATAGTCTTTTTGTTTTTGAGTTGCTAATCTTTCATAATCATTTCTTGTTCTGACATCAAAAGAATTTTGATCAATAAATAATTCTATTTTAGAAGTTCCAGATCTTGAATCTGGACATCTTTCTGTAAACTCAAATGCAGTCCATCTTCTTACATTTCTTCCTTGTTTTTCTGCATTTTCAATAGCTTGATTCATCAGACCGTATCTAGTTTTTCTAGTCGAAATACCAACACGAAGAGGTCTTTTTCCTCTTTTTGAGTCAAGCATTCCAGATATTTCCTTATATGCCTTGACAGACTCGCCAGATACTGTATCGATCTCATCAACTACAACAAGTGGAACGTGTGGGCCGTTTAATGCTTTCAATGTACACGGAAGAACTTCTAATGTTATCTTTTCGCCAGATACATTAAACGTAGATCTTTCCATTGTTGTTCTTTCAAGAATTCTAGATGCCTCTGGCGTCTTAGGAGGCATAACGATTGGTTTAATTCTATCGTTTAATAAAAACTTCTGCTGATATTCATAGCATCTTTTTGCCTGAGAAAGAATTGCGCCAACATGTACCACGTCTCTTTGATCATGCAGTAGAACCATCAATTCTGCAATAGCCATGCCGAGAGTGTTATGGCTGATGAAGCCGTTCGACCAGTACGCGTGATCGACGTCTACCTCTAGATCGTAGAAATAGTGCTTGCCGAACGTTATGGTATCTACGGTCTCGTAGCAACCCTTTCTGATGAAAGACAGATACTCTGCCCACTCGTGCTCTTCTAAGCGGTTGGCCAGACTTATAAAGTAGTCGATCTTGTGGCCATAGACATAAGACTCTTTAGACTTCTCGCCGGATCCCCAGAGATCCTTAGAGTACTTGATCTCGGAATGAGTTTTCTTGCCGGCCTCTAAACGCCAGTACCCGTTTGCGATCTCGTATTTTTGCTTTATGTGGTCCGCAAAAGACTTTATGAGCTTAGAAGGATATCGGAACTGTTCGTTCATCTTGACGGCGTGCGCCTTAAAGGCATCGCGCTTAGAGAAAAGCGGCATTACATACTCTGGAAGCGGGGTTTTGTACTCAACCGAGTGATACTCGACAATGTGATCTTTTACGAACTTTGTGGTCGACGCTTTTCTCCGCTTCTTATTTATTACAGAGTGCACGCCGAAGACATTGAGGATCTTGGCTATCTGCTGTATGAGTTCTGGGTTGGCTAGAGTGATCGAGTCCTTGGACCCATCGGTCTCCATCAGACCGGAGATGAATCCAGCCAAGAAGCTTGGACTGTGGTCTAATGTCTTTAGTTTCTTGAAGTAGCAGAGTTCACCCTCGACGTACGTCCTAAAGAAGTCTCTGAACGCCTTAGTAGAAGACGACGCATTCTTTATAGCAGAAGACTTAGAGCTGGAATTTACGTTTATCGTCACACCTAGGTGCCTGTCTATCAGACTCACATAGTGTACAAGCTGGTCTGGGTCTTTTGCACACATAGATATATTCGTGTTTGTTCCTCTGCCCACACAACCGTCGCCGACTATGCAGCCAGCAACCCAGCCAAGATCGTAGTCCTTAGAAGAAACGTCCACCAGATGGCCCAAGGATTCTATAGATCTATAGACTAGCTGACCAGGAGTTAGATCTTTCATGTATACCCAGTCGATCTTGTTGGTCTCTGGATGCAGTGCCTGAACGCGATGCTTTAAAGAACCAGTGAGCGACCACACGCCGTGCTTGCTCATAAACTTGGTGATTAAAGTGACTCCGTCTTTGATTCCCTCGTCGAAGGTCTGGACTACTGATCTCCAGGACCAGCCTGTCCAGACCACATCGCCGATCTTGACGTCTTGTACACGTTTAAGTCCATTTTGCGTAAGAATCTCAGTGTCTTGCAAAACGCACTTCCCGCTACCACGTCCTGCAACATATAGAATTTCTTGGATATTTTTAGGGTTGTTTTTATTTACTGTTATGTCATACACCTCCCAAATGGCATGGAAGGGCGTCGTATCCGCGTATCTCGATACCTTAAAATCGGGGAGATGAAGACCGAAAAAGAATTTAATATAATTTTTTAATTCTTGCTCAGTTCTACAGGGAGAAAAAAATATCTTCTCTAATTGCTCGGCTGTTAACTTTATATTGCTCTTTATCTGAGGATCTTTTATCTCTATCGCTTCTTTAGGTTTGATTTCTATTTCTATTTCTTTATTTTCTTTAACAACCTTTGCCAAGGCTGCTTTTTGAGCTCTTTCCTTAGGTCTTGATATGAATTTTTTATAATGTTGTTTGCAGTAATTTTTTGCTAAAACCACTCTTTCACAACCGGGCACACTGCATTTACTCACTTGTATCACCTACTAACTCAGCTAATATTACAGCTTCTTCACTTGAAGATTTTGATTTCTTACTTATTTTTTTTATTTCATTTTGTGGTATTTGTTTGTTATCGTTGCTTACGTTTGATGGATTTGCCATTCCCCTAACAGATTCAGCTACCTGGGCCAACATGTCTATTACTTGTTGATAATCTTTTATAGTTTTAATTCTAAAAGAGGGTGGAGGATTTCCAACCGGATCATTAAGATACTTTCTAACTTCTTCAGAGGTTTCTACATTTGAAACAGATATCATGTCTGTTAGGAACTCAACTTGTTCAACTGTCGATCTTACTATTCTAGTTTTAATACGATCGTAAAGAGAGGCTGCGACAACCTCCCTATCCTTAGACCATCCACTCAAAGCTGCGGTTAACAGTATCTTCCCATATGGGATAGATGGGTATCTTTTTGATATATCTTCAAAAGTATATCCCAATATATAAAGCTCATACATTGGCATTGCATCGTGTTTACTGAGAATTCCAGCAGTCTTGTGTTTTTTAAGATACTTTTCGGCCTCAATAACCTGATCATTACTTAAACCGTATTTTTCTCTTGGTGTTAAGTTCTTTTTCTGCAAAGTATTCTCTCCAAACAGGGTTTGAAGAAATACAGGAAATAATCTGTATTATCCTCATTGGTTTTATCATTTTATACTTCGCAATTGAGTTTATTGGAATACCCACTACTATTAAAGATATAATATCTTGTTCAAATTCTGTAAAACTATTTAATATGTTTAAAAAATCATCTGAAGACTTTGATTTAGTTAATTTTATTATATTAGTTTCTATTTGTTCAGCTATTTTTTTTTGAATTATCAATTTATTACATATAGAATCAATATCTTCAGAGTCTGTTTCTAAATACTCTAACCAGATACTTTGTCTAATATCTAAATCATCTGTGACGTTTTCAATTTTTAATCTGATCTCCATGTGTTTCTGTTTCATCTGTGTTTTCTACATACTCGCTAATATTTTTTAGCTTGTATGTAGCCCTCCATCCAGGACCACAGAGATCTTTAACGAATCCATTTAATATCCTATCTATATCTAAATTGCCTTGTTTTTTTAACAATCTTCTTAATCTCCATAGATTAAAAAGTCCTGTTTTATCCCTCATACTATAATACCTAGTTACAGTATCTAACATTGACTCGGGTCCATAGATTACATAGTCTACTATTTTAGTAGACGGATCAATAGCTACTTCTAATGCCTTCACATCCTTGTGTGCCAAAGATCCATACATATATAAATTATTTTTAACAATATCAGTAACTATTCCATTATTCAAAGTCCAACGAATATGATCCATTATTTCAGTTATTTTTTCTTCATTCATAATTCACCTTGTGTTTTGTAATATTATTTTTTTTATTTCATCTTTATTTTGAGATCCTTTATAAACTTTATTAAGATACTCATCTAACATTGATGATATGTCTTTTGACAAAATAGAAACTTTATCAGATTTTATTTTATCTATAGATTCTGTTTTTATAGTTAAACTACACTTTTTTCTAAGGTCATTTACATGTTTAGATTCTAATATATTTTTAATCTCAGCCCTTGGTCCTTTAATTGTCATTATCCAATGATTAAAAACATCCAAATCTGGAATCTCTTCATCTGTATTTATTTCTATTGTTTTATACATTGGAAATGGTGATTTTATAAATTCAAATTCAAAAGTTTCAGTGTTAAATAATGACAATCCCTTTGATTGATCCGCATCCGATGCCGACATGGCATATGGAGTTCCTACATAGTTTATAATAGAATCTAGTATTTGTTTTTTATGAACGTGTCCAGATATGACGATGTCGGCATTTATATCTTTTGTCTCTATGCCATGATCTGCTTTTTTATAGCCATAGTCAGCTCCTATAAAAGTATTATGAGTTACAACTATAGACGTATCTGTTTGTGGCCACAGTTCCCTAGAATGAACATAGGGAACATATGTTATATTTTCTATAACCTTAATAGAATCTGCTATTAAAATATTTTTTATTGATGAAAAAGGTTTAAAAGCATGAAATTCAGATGAATTTGGTTTATATTGATCATGATTTCCTAACAGACAAATATATGATCCATTTGATTTCATTAGATTTGATATTTTTTTTAAATGCTCATCAAAAATACAAAGAATCTCAGAACGAATTATAGAATGAGTATCAAAGGTATCGCCTAAATTTACAATAATATCTGGTTTTTTTTCAATATAGATATTTTCTATCCATTTTAATAAACTTTTACTAAGTTGTAAATGAGTATGTCTTAAGTGCATGTCTCCAATAAAAAGTATTTTAGTCATCTAATTCTAATCCTATTAAGAAGAACTAAAAATTGTAAAAAAGCTGTTGTTTCATTATTATAAGTAGTTATTTTATTATTTATATATGCGTTATTTTTTTTGGCATATCGTATACAAGTTGAGCCCATTTGTATAAATCCGTTTCTTTTTGATATATTTTTAATTTAATAAATATTTTAACCATCCTTATGCAGAGAATATAAGATCTTATGTTTTCTTTAGAGTTTTTCGTCATCCAGAAAACCCATCTTGGTATGATTGAAAATATTTAAAATAACTTTCTCTATTAATATGCATTCTATATAATAGATATGAAAAATACATTAACTTTACATTAATAGGAATATCACTTTGCATTTTACTCTATGCTTTCTAAATCCTCATCAACATCATTTGCAAAGCCAAATTCATCTAATTCAACTTTTGAATCTTTTAAAGAATAACATGAATTCATTACTCTATCTTGTAAAGATTTATTATTAATAACAAGATTTCTGATATTTTGTTCACCTCTAACAGGTGGGTCGTTTTCAAAAACCCACATTTGCATATTTTCTTTTCCTGTTTCTGGATTTACAGGATGCTTAATTATTCCTAATGATTTTCCCAAATCAAAAATCTCACCACCCGTGTCCATTATTCCTTTTTGATAATGAAAAGTAAACTGTGCAACTCTAGCAGGCATACCCATGCGGTTTTTTCTAACTTTCACACGTACCTTGTGACCAAGTTGTGCAGCTCCTCCTGCTATTGTCTCACCTTGTTCTATTACTCCATTTTTTGTATCTAATTTTGTAACTTCCAACATCAAATCTGCTGCATGTTTAAGCGACTGACCATCTGGAAGCACATATGGATTTCTCAATGCTTTCATTGGATCTATTTGAATAGAAACTTGTTGTATACAAAAAGTTAATAACTCATGTTCATTAATAACAGGAAGAATCATTTTAAATGCAGATGGTAGATAGTTTGCTCCGGTGCCTCCCATTATCATATCTGTTGATTGTTTTTTAATATCTTTTGGATATCTAATTGATCTAATGGAATCTATAACAATTGCTTTTACTGGAGCTCCATCTTGAAGAAGTTCTAAGAGCTCTCCTCCAATATAGTCAAATATATTTAATGGATCATTGCTTTTTCTAACAACTAAACGATCTGCATCTCCGCCTAATCTTATAAAAAAATCAGTATTAAAAGAAAATTCAGAATCAAACCATATTGCAATTGCCTCTGGATCTCTTTTTTGCAACTCAATCAGTGCCATCATTGACAACATTGATTTACCGCTACTCTCTGGTCCATATAAAATATTGATCTTACCAGGTCTAAAGCCTCCAATACCTGTTGCCCAATTAAGAGAAGGCGACCATGATGGGATTGTTTGAGGTTCTTTCTTTTTTAAATCAGATGCTATTTTTCCAAAATCTTTAGTAAGTTTGCTCATCCATTTATTTGTCATTATCGCATCCCCTCATATGGAGTTGAGTAGCCGTCTTTTGACATATCTCTTGTTATGTCTATTGCATGTCTAAATTCTTGAACTTTATTCTTTAATAAAGAACACATCGCAACAGCTCTGGCGTGTATTTCTTTTGCTTTTTGAACATCGGGATCTAATGAAACGTATGCTTTTCGGGATTCTACGGTTGGTTTTTCATTTTTAGTTTTAAAATAATCTGGAGCTCTATCTAAATAAGCAATAGCTTCTGCTGTTTCAACTGCGGTTTTTGCTTTCATTTCGTATTCTATTGCCTTTGCCAACATTACAGATGATATATCATATCCAATTATAAAATCACGAAGATAATTTGGAGCTAGCATTTTATTAAAACTAGACCCAATATCTGTTAATTTTCTAGTATAAGAAGCTATTTTTTGCAAATCGAGGGAGTCCAAGCCTCCCTCGATAGAAACGATGTCTATGGACATCTTATCCTCAACTGTTTAAAATTGCGTCTGCATAGTCAAATACATCATCTTGAGTAGATAATTTTGTATTATTTTTTTGAGTAGTCTTTAAAGGCTTTAGATAAACATCCTCATCAGCAGATTCATCTTCTTCTTGAATCTTAACCATAGGTTTTTTGGATGATACGTTAGTATGTAAAGCCTGTCGTTGAGGATTTCCAGGTCCGTGAATCTGTACATGTTTTTGGGTTTGATTTTCAATCTTTCCAGAGTGATTTCCATCATCATGTGCTTGCCCGCGAACGGACCGTACACTCGTATATAGAGAGCCCTTGTGTATCGGACTTTCGTCCTTTTGTTCTTTATCAACCACCACATTGGCCGTACTCCGAGTATTTTTATTTACAACATCAAAACCCTCTATTCTAAGAATTGGATATTCATTGATCAATGGCTCTACGTTTGCTAACAATACTTCTTTTAGTTCATCATATGATATTTGACGATAGACTGTAGAAAGATCATATCCTAAGTCTTCATAATTATCAACAACATTATCCGATAATGGTTCTTGATCATCTGCCCAGGAAATCTTACCTGTATTAGGATCTCTATACTTTATTTGATTCTTGGTAACAGAGTATTCTGTATCTGTTTTTTCTCCTGTTCTAGTAATTTTAAACCAAACACCAGAATCGTCTGCATCTGAGTTGAGCGATGTCGGATCTTGGCCATAATCGGTTACATATTGCATCATTTGTTTTTTAATCGCATCGTGTGCTGTTTTCTTTAGCTCTAAAAGACCAACCTCTCCAGATTTGTTACATGCATTGTAAAGATATGTTGTTTTTGGTTTTATTTTCCAAAGAATTTCAGAAATAGGTTTAAGATACTCTCTAATTTCTTCTTTAGAATATTCACCAGAAGACACCATTCTGGCTTCTTCTTTTTTAAATAAATTTTCTAATTGATTAACATAATCATAAACTGGACATTGTTTTTGATTAAAAGAAAAGGGAGAAGAAAATGGTCTTAATCTACCTGTTTGAGGATCGGTCAGCCACACAAGCACCCACCGACGATATGGATACCCATCTGCTGAATTGCCAAATGGTGGAAGTATTCTATAAACATTATCTCCACTATTGACAGCGTGTCGTTTCCATTCTTTCTTCTCTTTAAGAGAATTCATATTTAAACTAATCTTAGCCATATTTTCCTCCTGTGCCTATTTAAGCGATTGTTATATAAATTATTTTTTAAGTTTAAAAAAATTTGAAAATGTATTTGATTTATCTTCTTTTTCTAATTCAGTTTCTTTTAATTCTACATTTTCAACAATAGTCTCCACGGCTTCTGCCCTTGCATCCCCTATATACGCATCTAATTCTTTTTCAGATATTTCTGAAATACCTAATTTAAGAAAAACATCATAATTATTAAAATGGCCAACTGCATACACAACTCTTGTAGAAATAGGTCTTTTTCTTAATTGATGTTCTACATATTTATCTAAAATTTGTGGATATGTTGAAAGAAACATTTTTTGAATTACAACAGCAAGTTGTTCTTCTGTTTCACATCGAACCCCGACATGTTCAGAAGGAACTATATTACGATATGCATTGAATGTATTATCGTATTTTTTAGCTATTTCTTCTGCTACATTTCTAATATAATTAATACCTAAAATATCAGTAGCAGGCTTAGGGGTTTTGCATTTTTTTACTTCATCTAGAAAATTTAGATTTGTAATAACTAATTCTTTATCAGAAACAAAATCTGGCTTTTTTTCAACTTTAATAAAAACACTATCCATTAAACCATCCTCCAAATAATTAGAATATATCCTTGACAGGATCTTTGAATTTATCATATTAATCTTATACAAAAGTTTAAAAAATGCATAGTAAAATTTTTTATTCTTCACATTTCTGCAACCTTTTCTATATCCATTATTTCAATTGATGGGTTTCCTTTCCAATCTGTTTTAAGTCTGCCTCTTATATATACAATTGAATTTATTTTATATTTTAATGGTTTATTCTTATCCCACCAAACGCAATCTATTGAAGAAAGGCCGTCAGATATTTTTACAACAACATTTGACCACGGTCTTCCTGATTTTTTAGAAATACCAGATTTAGATTCAGATCCTTCATACAAACCAATAAAACCTATTTCTGAAATATCTTGTTTTTGCAACAATCCCTTTGCAATTTTTACATTACCAAGAACAATAACATCACCCATTCTCATTGGAATTGCCTTGCTATTAGTTGAAGATAATGCGGGCCAGTTTTTATATGCGATTGATTGAATTTCTGGAATTGATAAAATTGTTTTATTAAAACATTTATTTATTTCTCTTTCTTCTAAAAACACCTCTAGCATTGTTTTTGGATTTTCTATTACTTTTTTTGTTTTTCTTTTTTTAAAATAATATTCAACTATTTTTTTTCTTGCCAAAATATAATCTAAATCCTTATCCATAAAACAATCAACAGCTCGAGCGGCAATTAATGCTAAAAAAACACCAGCATTTGCTTTTGAATGATCCACTCTTTCAATATAATCATCTATGTTTTTAAATGGTCCTTTTGCAGTTAATTCTTTAATGGCAGATGCTCCGACTCCCTTGACTACAGATAAGGGGGCTGCTATTTTATCTTCCATTATTATAAACCTATCAGAAGGAACAGCGAGGGTTGGAGCTGTTATCATATTTCCTAAAACAGTTACATAGTGTCTAATTTTTTGCTCTCCTGAATTATTTAACTCACTGGACCACCATTCTAATGGGTAGTAATGTTTTAAATACATACTAATATAGCCTAATTTGCCATAACAAAAACTATGAGATAGGTTAAAAGAATATGAGCTAAAAGCTAAAATTTGTTGATTTATTGTTTCAATTTGTTGATCTGTCCAGTTTTTAGGTTTTAATGCTGATCTAACATCTTCAAATGTTTTCATTATAACGTCGCGTTTTTTCTTTGCAATAGCAGAACGAATTTGATCAGATTTTTCTAAAGAATAACCTACAAATTCAACTAGAAAGCGCATAACATCTTCTTGATATACGAAAACACCATTTGTTTTTTTTAAAATTAATTCTAAATCTGGATGAACATATTCTAACGATCTTCTTCCATTTCTAACATCAATATAATATTGAGTTGCAGTTGTGTCTAAAAAAGCAGCATCTAATGCACCAGGACGGCAAAGAGCGGTTAGATTGCTTAGGTCTTTTATAGATTCTGGTGCAAATTCTTTTACATATCCTTTAATAAGATCTGTGTTAAATTGAAACGATGAATCTGTTTTTCTATCATAGAAATCCTTAAACACTGTTCGATCTTCTGGTAATCTATATATTTCTTGCACGCCTTTGTCGTCTTCTTCAAGTAAATCTTTATTTGTTCTTTCTTTAATTAAATCCACACATTCTTTAATTGTATTAATAGTAGTTACTCGTAATATATCTGCTTTAACCAAACCTAATTTTTCTATCATAAGAGCATCAAATTGAGTAACAGTTACTTGACCTAGTTCATCGTCTTCCATTTGTAAAGTAGGGACTCTTTCATGAGAAAGATCCAATGTCGAAATAACAAAGGCAGAAGCGTGTCGTCCTATTTCTTTTGGCAAGCCAATTAATCTACTTACTGTTTTTTCTGCTTCTGGATATTGTTTAAAAAACGCCTGAAGTTGATTGTTTTGCTGCAAGTGGCCTGTGTGATATTCGCCCTCTGAATCGGTGTAGCCATATAAAAAATCAGACTCATCTATCCCTTGCGGGGAGTCTGGTATGGATTTACATATATCTAAAATTTCAAAATCATTGCGATTTCTACCATATATGGCAAACATTGTTTCTTTTATTGCATATTTTGTTTTAAATTTTTGAATAGTTCCTATTTGAGCAAAACCAAGTTTATATTTTTCTTTTAAATATTTCAAAATAGGCGCTCTTGCTCCAAAATCTGCATCTATATCAGGAAAACTTCCTGCCCTTATTCTTGCATGGCTTAAGAAACGTTCAAATGGAATATCTTCCTTTATCGGGTCTACATGAATTATTTTTAGATAATAAGAAATCAAACAACCACCAGCAGATCCTCTTCCTATGTTTTGAATTATCCCGTTGGACCTTGCATAGCTTCCAATGTCTTCATATAATAAGAAATATGGTATAAAATTTAATTTTTCATTTTTCCATATTACATCTAATTCTTTTTTAAATCTGGCAATATAAACGGGATCGTCTATCCATCTATTATGTTCTTTTATTTTTGCCATTAATAAATAATAAAGTTGCTGATTGTAGTCATTTGTTTTTTTCTTTATAGAATCAGAAATGTCGATTTTGGGCAGATGGTATTCATGTTTTATATTTATAGAACTAGAAAGTTCACCTATTTTTTCTGCATTTTGTATAGCTTTTTTCATAAAATCAACAGTAAAGTTATCGCCAATATGTCTATTTAAAATAGAAAAACATTCAGAATAGTTTTTTTGATGTCTAGATTCGTAGAAATAACGACCATCTTTAAACGAAGATCGCGACACAATGTCTTGCAGTATTTTGTCTTCTTTGTCTATAAAGTGAGCAGCAGTTGAAACTATATAATTTACATTATATTTGTTTACAAAATTAAATAAAACATTATTGATGAATTTTCCATGGTTGCCATCTGGAATCAGATCTGTGTTTTTATTACTTCTAAAACCAATTTTAGGATCATATGTTTTATATATGTCAATTGGTAAAAATTCTATTATTAGTGATTTGCCAAAAATTTCATATAATTTCAATAAAGTACTCTCAACTTCATCAGTACTACTGCCATGTATAACGCTAGAAAGTGCTCCTTTTTCGCAAGCTGTCCCAATTAAAACTCCTTCTAAATATTTTTTAATTTGTTCAATTTTTACAACTGGAATATAATTATCGCCATCTATTGTTTTGTTATCCCACCCAAGCGATGATAGTTTGATAAGATTTTTGTAACCCTTATCAGAAACTGCCCATGCATTTAGTCTAAAAAAGAAATCTGAATTTTCAAATTTAGCATTTATGCTGATTGCAGGAACTATTGTCAATAATTGTACATCGTAATTAGAACTATCTTCTTTATTTATTTTTTCCACTATAGAAGTAGTATTTAATGATTTAAATAAAGAAACTGCCCATCCGTGATCTGGAAAAGAAATGTATTTTACTTTATTTTTTAAAGCCCATCTTGCCCAGTCTTCTATTGAGATTATAGAATCTATATTACTATATTCAGAATGTAGATGAATATGTGCACAGTCTTCAAAAACATGATCAACTATGTCTATGTGTTCTTTATGTTCAATATTGTCTTGTAATAAATTTGAAACTATAATATCTAAATCTATTGTTGCAGATATATCCGAAAGAGCATCATGGGCATTGATTTCTATTCCAAACATCTCACACGCTTTAGAAAGTTTAAGTGATCCTATGTTGTTTTTTTCTTTGATTGCTTTTATTCTACGATACACATCGTGAGTATCCGGCGTAAACAGCTCGTGATACAAAGATGACATATTGTGTTTTGCAAAAAGAGCACTAATAAAACCCTTATCAAAACCAACATTATATCCCGCTATTGTAAATTTAATATTAAACGACTTAATATAAGATATAAACTTATCTAGCATCTTTCTCTGATCTTGAAAGGTCTTCATTCTTTCAATATCTATTCCATGAACAGAAATTGCTTCCTGTTCAATCACAGAAAAATCATTAGGTTTTGCATATTCATTAAAATAAGGCTGCCTAGAGCCGTTTATTATTGGAATACATGCTAATTGAATTATATCGTGACGTCTGGAGTCGAGACCTGTTGTTTCTGTATCTAGAAACAGAAGATTTCGCATAAATCTTCCTTTTTTATTTAATGCGCCATTTTCCATTAATTGAATTTATCAATTGTCTTGTACCTCCTGGCCATATCAAACAGGAAGAATGAAGCCAGGATGAAGCTCCACCTGAGTTATATTCTAGTTTTAAGTAAGAAGAAGTACCAACTTGCCACGCTCCTCTCAATATTTCTGGAGAATGGGAATGTCCAGTTACGGAATTTCCATATGCTATTTCCATGTTTGCAACATTTCCTCTAGATCCATTTGGCCCCTGGTGACCATGTGCTCCGCATTGTATGCCTTCTATTTTATAATCTTCTTCTGTTTTTAGAAATTTAATTTTGGATAATTTTTTAGTATCGTTATCTATATTCATTTCAACGGCTGCCTTTAGGGGGTCTTCTCCATCTAGCATTTTTAATGCTAAAACTAGAGATATTCTATGATTCAAGGGATCTTTTACGTACTTGCCCTCAGACAGATATCTTGCTAAAAACAAATCGTGATTAGATTTGACAATCACGAGCTCATCACACATTTCTGAAAGATATAGTAAATCCTGTGAGAATTTTTTTAGTTCATTTTCTAATGAAAGTTGATCAAGTTTTGATCTTTTAGCTCTTAATATGTGGTTTTTTTCTTCATGGTGGTTTATAGATAATCCATCAAAAGCATCATGAAGAATTATTCTTTTGGGTTTCATTTCTTTTGAAACTTCTTCCCATGTTTGTTTAGCGGTTGGATCTGTGACACCAGAATGCCAATCTCCAAGCACAAAACCTTCTGGTCTTACTATGGATCTTCCTGTTGGTCTATATATATAACCACGATCTATAAAATGACCTCTTGAATCTGCTTGTATTTGAGTAAAGTGATATGTTTCATCGTCTTCTATCTCAAAAACAACAGCACCCATTACATGATCATGTTGTGCGATATACGCAGTGCGTTGTGACATGTATGATTCTGTATTGTAATCCGGAGAAGTTATGGCCCCTGTGGTCATCATAAAATGAGGTAGTTTAGAATTACTAACGGGAACGGGTTTAAGCCTTTGTTTAGGAGAAGCATATATGAAAGTTCCATTTCTCTGACCTATTCGTCCAAGCCCGGTTGTGGGATCTATATGCTTTGCAGATAGTTTTATGGTACTAATAAAAACATTGGAATTTAATCTAGTATCTTCTATTATTATAGTTTCATTTGCTAACTGAGCAGATATTGTTCCCCATTTTCCTCCATGAGAGGCTGCTGGGTCAGAGGCAACGATAACTAATAAATGAGCATCGTTCATATTGCAGTATTGTTTTATTGACTTATAAAAGTCTTTATGAACTTCGCACCCTTGGACAGCCGTTGTTATTATAAATTTCTTTTTATTTTTAACTATATCTCTAAGATCTTGCAGAGCCTTTGGTGAATGAAGAGACTCTACTGTTACATCAAAAAAATATCCTGGATGTTTTTCTCTTGCTATTTTTTCTAAATTCGACAGAGATCCAAAATGATGGGAAACCATATCTCTGGTTATTCCAACAGAATTTAAATCTTCATTTTGTACATGTCTTTTTAATTGTTTTGCTAATTTTGCATAACATTTTATTATAGAAATTTTTTTATCTGCTTTTTTCATTTATTTTTCCTTAATAACATACAATATTATATTTATTATATAATAAACAAAATTAAAAACCCTGTATTTTACATACAGGGTCATTATACATCAAATAAATGTTTTTAAGTATTTAAAAGTAAAACAAAAACTATTTAGATTTTCTATCTGAAAGTGATGATTTTTTACTTTTTTCTGTTTTAACAGAACCTGTACTACAAATTTTCACTTTTACATCTTTCATTTCTTCATTCTTTTTTAATTTATATGAAGAATAATAGCAATGTAAATCTGTTGGTTTGGAATTGTTTGGTGTTTCTTTTACAGGTTTTGCAAAAACATTAGAAGACAATAATAATAAATATATTAAAAAAAATCTATAAAACATAGATTATCCTTTTAAACTAGAAGATGGATTTGCTTCATCATTCTGAATTTCACTAATTCTTTCTAACAAGAAATCTATCTTTGCCTTTTCATAATCAATAGCAGCTTTGTATCCAGAGCCCAGATCTGCGACAATTTGCTTTGCGGCTTTTAGCTTTTCATCATTGTCTCGTTCTTCTTTTAATGCCTTAACTCGCATCTCTGCTTTTACAACAAGATCCGCGGCCTCGTCCTCGGTTACGTCTTTGTGATTATCACAAAAGGTTTTACTAAGAACCTGTTCTGCTTTACCTAAATTGATTTTCTTTTCCTTAGCCATTTCACAAATCCTCCTTTTAAGATCTATTTTTGTTATACCTATTCAATATATGTGTATGTTCTTTTGCTATTTTTCTTAAACTCGATATCTTGTGGGACATCAACTAGACAATTAAAAACATTTGTTTTATATAATAAAAAAGCTCCATACATTGCTTGAGAAACAGCATCTGCTATATCATATCTAAAAATTATTGGTTTATTTGTTCTTGAAGATATTGAATGATTTGGAAATCTAATTCCCCATCTCTTCCAAAGAGATTCTACAATCATTAGTTTTTTTGCAGGTTCTTTTCCCCATTTTTGTTTTTGCTCTTTAGTTGGAGTCGTTCTTCCTGCTATAAAAATTTTCCAATTAGATATGTTTAAAATTTCATAATGAAGATTCTTTTTTCTACACCATATATGTATAGCTGCTCTATACGCTGGGTTTACATTTGCCCCTGAAGAAAATCTACTGCCAAAAAAATAATCCTCTACAACTATTTGATCTGGCTTGATTCTATTTGATATTTCTTCTATTTTATTTTGTAAATCGATGCACCAATCTCCCATATAGACGGAAGAGGTGTCTATATCGATAAAACCATATTCTACAATGTTACAAACATTTTGATCTACATGAGCAACAGCAAATCCAGTTGACTCTGCAGGATCAAAGCTTAATATTATTTTCAAATTACACCTTTTTAAGCCGCCACTGTCCACTAGGAGACATGCTTAATTGTTCCTGTACGATTGGAACAATTTGTATTCTGCCTGTTTCTATTTCAGGTTTATACTTAGATTTTATTTCATCTTGACTAATAGGTTCTTGATTTACTAGTTGATTATCAATAAGTACATGAAATTTTTGATTTGAATCTTCAGATTTAAATGCTAATTGATTTGTTTGAGATTTTACTTGGGCAATAGCACTTCTCATTGCAAATTGCTTTGCCTCTGGTGATTTTATTTGCTCTGCTACTTTTATTGGATTTTTTTTACTAGACGCAGCCATTGATGGTGTTTTAGGTTTTGGAATAGAAGGGCCGGGCATGCGCAGACTTGGCATTAGGTTTGCTTTTAATAAATTTAATTTTTCTTTAATTTCATCTAGCTTGTTCATAGTGTTTATTATATCACAATAGGGTTGATATATCATTTTTCTTAGAAACAGTTATTATATTATCAAAAAGAGCTTTAAATTCAGAGGAATGGTCTATTACTATTATTTGTCTATTCTTTGAAGACTCTTGCAAAAGCTCGAATATTCTTGATCTATTTGAAAAATCTAAATGATCAAATGGTTCGTCTAGTATTATTGGATTTAAATCTAATCCAGAATAAGAAATATAAGTATCTAATAAAGCAAGATCTATAGAAAGTGCTAGGTTTCTTCTCTCTCCTCCTGATAGAGCACCTACTGACATAGATTCGCCGTTTATTGTTAAATTATCCGACATTTTTGCAACAACAGAGCCAGATTTGTTTTCCTTAAATGTTTTAAGCTCATACGAGCAGTTTGGCCACGAAACTTGTAAATTTGAATTGATTTTATCATTAAAAGTATCAACAACAGAATCAAGTATATATGCCTGAATACCAGTTGGCGATACTATTTGAGAAACTGTCTGTAATATATTGATTTTATTTGTTGTTTCATTTTTTTCTTCTGATATTTTTAATAAAATATTTTGATTTTTAGTAATATTGTTTAATAAATTGTTTTGAAAATCTATGGATGACTTAATAGATTCAAGTTCTTGGTATTTTAATTTTATAAAACTTTTTAATTCTAAAAGTCTTGATTCTGTTTTAATATAACTATCTTTTAATTCTTTTATCTTATCTTGGCATTTGTCTATTATGTTTTTATAATCTTCTTCTTTGCTTAATGAAGATTCTAATTCTTTTATAGATTCTGTCATTTCTAATAGTTTATTTTTTTTATTTAAGTTCCAAGATTTTATTTTTGCCTCAAAGGACGAGGAATCGTGTCTGTAGAAATCTCCATTAACTATATCTATTGCCTGCGAACAAGATGGACAAATACCATCGCACAGGTCTTCTGGTGGTTGTTCTAATTCTATTTGTTTTAATTTTCTACGTAGAAGCTGAGAAGCTCCTTTGTTTTGAGTTATTTTATCAATTTCTAATTGAGTTTTGTTTTGAAGATCTATTATTTTAGAAATATCTGGTTTCTTTATTTTTTCTAAATCTTTTATTTTTATCAAAGTTTCATCTATGCATGTCGTATTTTTTTGCTGTGCTTTCAATAATGCATCAATGTTTTGCTCAGATTCTTTATATGTATTAATTTTTGCCAATATAGAAGACTCTTTAATAATAAGATCATTATTTTTTATATTTAAGTCTTTTATCTCTAAGTCTATGTTTTCTTTTATTTTAGAAAAATTATATGAATTAGTTAACCTAATAAAAAGATCCTTACGATCTGTATCATTTAGATCTAAGAAGCGTTGACCAAGACCTTGAGCAAAGTATTGAACCAATAAAAAAGTATCATAATCTAAAATTAAATCTTTATAAAATTCTTCTTCAGATATTTCTAAATTGTTTTTTGTAGCAAAAAACCTACCTGGTTTTGTTCTTTTAACAAAATAAATATCATTTTTCTTATGCAATATGGCACTACATGTTGAATTTTTACAGTTTTTACGTACAAAGCCAGATCCAGATATTCTAGGAGATTTGCCATATAAAATAAAAGATATAGCAGTAACAATAGATGTCTTACCTGCTCCATTTGCGGAATTTGTATCGTGATTCCATCCTTCTATTAAAAGAGTTCCATTATTTTTAAAGTCAATATGTGCTTTTTCTATACTTAAAAAATTTTCAATATCAATAGAAACGATTCGCATATCATCTCCTATGGGGAGGTTTTGTATGCATTTGAACATGACCTTTTTCGTCTATATACATCCATCCTTCTTTTAAACAATGTTCCATTGAATGCTCTTGGCATAGCCTTGGAACCAACACAGTCCAAAAGTGCTCTAAAGATCTTTCGTTAAGTATTTCTTTATTATTTGGATCTACTGATATATTTGTATAATCATCTATTTTTTCTTTAACAGAAGCAGAGGTTGTCATAGGAACATCTCTGTTCATAAGACCTCCGCAGTTGCATTCTATATTTAGAACATTAGATTTTTTATATAATTGTTTTTTATTTTTACAATCATCACATTTATATGTGTACTTAGGCATTATAAACTCAATCCCACACCTATTGAATATCTAAGTTTTGTTTTATCAACAAGATCAAGTCCAGACATCATGAATATATTACCAAGCACATGATAATGAACGTGTCCACCAATTGCATTATCAGAAGAATATCTCAAACCAAGACCTATTTTTTTAGAAGATGATATTTGTTTATTTTTTTCTTCTATATTTTTTTCTAGTTCTTTTCTATGCGATTTATTTAATTCAGAAATAGCTTGTCTATGTTTTGATTTTAAAACAAAAACCTCTTCTTGATGTTTCTCAAATAAATCTTGTTCTAATTTTTTAAGTTTTTCTGTTATTTCAATTTCATCTGTTATTATTATAATTTCTTCTTTTTTAGTACCATCTGGTAAAGTAGTTACTACTTTTTTGAATCTTTTTTTCTTTATTAATTTTTGATTTTCTGATTCTAATGTTCTTATTCTTTCTTGAGACATTGTTTCTATTTGTCTATGTTTTGATTCTAATTCATCTAATTTTTCTTGATTTACTATTTTAAGATTTGCTATTTCTGTTTGTTTTTGTAAAAGTTTAGATTCAAGTTCAACCACTTTATCATTAGATGGATAAAAAGCTAATCCAATTAGGATGCCAGAAAATACCAATAAAGCAGATCTTATGTATTGATTTGATAATATATATTTTAAAAATTCTAATGTCATTTTATTCTCCAGTATCTGAAATCATGTCTTTAAAAGCTGCTCTAGATACTTCTAATTGAGTTTCCAAATTATAATCTCTAGGAGAGACTACCAATCCACCTAGTGTTGTAAGCAAAGACGCCACAGATATAGCATTTCCAATTGCCACACGGTGAACTTTTGCAGGCTCTATTATCCCCGAAGAATACGGATTTGTATATTTATGATCAGAGGCGTCAAAGATAATAGAAGGCTTGCATTGAGAGTCCATGTTTTGTTTTATTTTTTCTATAGCTTTTTCAAGTTGATCTTCTTCTCCGCAATTTTGCATGAGTAATTTAAATGGAGCCATCAAAGCTTGACTCATTACATTCCAGGAATTGGGTCTATCTTTAATCGAAGAAATACACACCACAATCCCCAAATGCGTACCTGCTCCTCCAGCGACAATTCCTTCTGCGACGGCTGATCTAACAGCTTCGACAGCATCTTGAACACGATCTCTTCTTTCTCTAACTTCTGCATCGGTCATTCCTCCTACCCATACAGTTGATATTCCACCTGTTAATTTGCCAATAGATGCCCTTAAATGAGACCTATCATGCTCTGAGTGTGCATCATTTAATATGGCTTTTAATTCATTTACTCTATTTTCAAGAAGTTCAGAATCAGAATCACATTGTAAAAATGTTTCATAAGTATTTATACGAGCAGATGTAAAGTGTCCAAAATTATTTACATCAAATGAATTAGCAGTTGCGGGATTCATAACCATGGCCGACGTATACGCTGCCATGTCAAATAAAAACATTGTTCTTGAATTTGCCAATGAAGATTTTGGAACTATTACGGGAACAACTGAAACCCCGCCTTTTGATGTAACTAAAAACTTCTCAATAACAGGATCGGCAAAACCATGAGCCATTACTATTATTGGCCTTCCAAAATAAGATGGATCATTTTCTATAGCTGTTTGAATTGCTGCAGGAAGAACTAAGTCATTTAATGTTCCATCAAACAAGACAACGAGACCCTCATCCATTCTTACTCGTTGTCCTGCTCTGTCGTTTATAAAAGAAGTACCAATAGAACCAACATCACGAAGGCCAGATGTTACTATATATCCATCTATTGTCTCTACTCTCATCCCTCCGCCTTGATCTTCTTGTATTAAGACTGTCCCATCGTCTCCAGCTGCCAATACTGCTTTAACAACAACGTCTGCAATCTCATCATCTCCGTTTGCAGAGATCATCGCGACCTTTTTAAGATCTTCGTCTTTAACAGATATTGCTACATTTTTTAAATATGGAATAACTACTTTTTTATAACATTCTTTTAATTCATTTACAAATCTCTGGGGATTATATTTAGGGTTTTCTTTCATAAATTGCTTGCCAGCTTTAACTAATGCATCAGCTAAAACAATTGCAGTTGTAGTACCATCTCCCGCATCTCTTGCTGTATTTAAAGAGATTTCTTTACATGTATCTAAAACTATATTATGAGAAGCACTAGGCAATCCTAATGCTTTAACAACAGTTACTCCATCCTTGGTCACTAGAGGAGGAAGACCTTCTCTTTCAATCAAGACTGGTCTTCCTCCTGGTCCTAAGGTTCTTCCAGCTATTTCTGCTATTTTAGAAATAGTTTCTAAAACTATTTTTTCTAGATCATTTGATGAAGAAATAATATCCTTAGTCTTGGACTTCACGTATAGCATCTTGTTCCTTTCTCTTAAAATCATCAACTATTTTTTGATATTGTTTTGTTTTTCTTTTATCAGTTTCAAATCCAATTAAAGAATGACCCATTGTAAGACAGGCTTTTAATATTGCAGAATTGCCCATAAATGGATCAAAAACAGAACTGCCTGGAAGAAGATCTGACATTCTAATTAGCAAAGTAGCGAGATCATCTGAGCAACTTTCATCTAAAGATCCTGTTTCGACCAGCCACGTATTCCCAACACAGGAAGTTGAGTCATCTAGCATTAAATATTGTTTTATTGGAGATCTGTCTATCTTCCAAACATCACCATTACAAAAAAACAAAACATAATCATGAGAATTTACTAAATTATTTTCTGATCTTTTTCCAGGTAACCAAGTTTTTTCTATAACAATATTATCAATATGATTAAAACCAACTTTTGCCATTTCGCTTCCAATTTCAAAAGGTCTAAATTTACATTCCATCGGAGCGTAGCATATAAGAAAAACTATTCCATTTGGTGCCATAGAATTTTTTAATTTATTGGCTAAATTTTTCATAAAATCTACTGAATACCCATCTCTTTTTCTTATAGGTACTCTAGTTATGCAGATTTCAACTGAATGAGGCCATATAGAAGAATTGTCCATAGGATCTGTGTTAAATATTTTAATTGATGAATTAAAAAGACAAGACATTCATTTACCTCAATAAAGTAAAAATTAATAACCTCTGTCTTGTCTAGCAAAATTTTCTGCATTCTTTGTATAGTAAAGCTTCCACATTGTATCTGCATCTACGCCTACTAATAAACAAATATTTATCATAAAATGCATCATATCGCATACTTCATAATATGTTTCTAATTTTTGTTCTTCGGAAATCCAATCTGTTTTTTGTTCATCAGAGTATTTTTTCCATGCTTTCCATGGAAGACGTTCTAATAATTCAACATATTCTGATGTTAAAGAAGTCCAATTGTCCTTTATTAAAGATACTTTTTCATGAAGAGTCATTTTAGAAAAATCTTGACCAAGACGAAGTTGTAGAGATTTTTGCATTTCAAAAATCTTATTTAAAGATTGTTGATCGTGTTCTAATTTAGGGACTTCTTGATTCCAAAGTTTAGCACATTTGTTTTCTGGATTCATTTAAAATCTCCTAAGTAAATATAATGGGCATTTTATACACTTACCCTTGTGTGCACGTCTTTTCTATTTGTGCTCGGTTGCTGCGTCTGAGGTCCGCTTTTAAGCCTGACCAAACCCATAACAAGGTCCTAAAACATATCCAAGCCAACGGATCTTGCGATGAAAAGACCAGAACACACATAACCTATCAGCTTTCATTGGAGCACCGATGCCCCATGTCTCTAACATTTTTTTCTAGCTCCAAGACGACGGAAGCCACCAAGAGGGATGTATCTTGATAAATGTTATTCTACCAATTTTATATTAGACGTAATTTCTTGATAAAAAGAAATACGTTGATTAGCATGTCTACTTAACATAGTAGATCCAGCTGGGATATAATCTAAAATTATAACATGATTTTTTGTATCTGTTTTTCTCAGACCTCTACCTACGGCTTGTAAAACGGCTCCTTTAGATGCACTAAAATTAGCTAATATAAGAATATCTACATTTCTAGTATCTGTTCCTTCTGATATTTTTCCATCTGTTCCAACAAGACCAGGAATAAGACCTTTGTTTAATTGATCGACATATTCATTTGATTGTTTATCTTCACCTTGAGCAAAAGGAATTTTTAGAGCTTTTGATAAAGATTCTCCATGCTCAACCTCATCTACTAATATAAGTACTGATTTGTTTGCTTGTATAAAGTTTTTAGCATCTGATTCTATTCTTGATGTCATTTCTTTTGAATTTAAAACATGATTTTTATATGATTTTAATTTGTCATCTTTAAAATCAAAACCTGTTGTATTTACTTTTCTAACTATAAAATATGGTTGAGCTAACCAGTTATTTGCAATTCCCCATGCTGCATCTCTTTTAACCAATATGTCTCCACAATCTGCTGTTATCATGACATCTTTACCATCAGATCTAAAAGAAGTGGCAGTTAATCCGTACATACGTCCAACATGCGACAATCCCTGTGATATAGAATAAAAGGTATTGGCAGGACAATGATGACATTCGTCAAATATAACTAAACCTAAATCAAATTTCTTTATTTTATCTATGTGATTATTAGCAGATGCAGCTATACATACGGTTATATCTGAAGGTTTAAATTTACTATCGCCTATAAAACCAATTCTATTCTGACCAAATGCAAGAATTAATTCGTCTTTAAATTGATTTGCAACAGAGTTTGATGGACATATTATAAGTGTCTTTTTTTTTAGTGTTCGTATTAAAGATATTGCTGTTTTAGTTTTTCCAAGACCTGTTGCAAAGTTTATTATGCCTCGCCAATTTGATACTGCTATGTCGATGGCTTCTTTTTGATAATCTCTCAATTCAAGTAAATAAGAACCACTTGCCCACGGTAGGGCAATGTTTGAACCTGTTTCGTATCTTGAATCAATAATTTCAACAGATTTAATTTTAGATACTAAGTCAATAACATATTTAGCAAAACCAGATGGGACAAAAATAGTATTATCAACTTTTTCAATTAAAGATCCATTAACTTCATTTATTAACTTTTGATAAAGTTTAGATTTTATTGAAAATGGATTTTTTTGCATTTTTTTTATTTGATATTGTTTTGACTTATCTGTATAGGTTAATTTTTTAATTAAATCCGATTCTATTTCTTTATCTGGATCGTCTATCCTTATTACATGATTAAGGATTTCTATTCTCATGGATTAAATCTCGTGGTATAATTTAATTATGTTTTTATAATGGAGGTTATACGAAATGTCTACAGATCGTAAAATAGAAACCGCAATGTACTGGTGGCTAAGTAAGCGTCGTCCATTTTTCATTGGCGATGAATATAAAATCGAACTTCAAGCTATGGACAAAAACACTGGATGTGTTCGAATCTTAATTACAAATCTAAAAACAGGCAAGCAAGAAGAAATCTCTCAGACTCAAGAAGAGAATAAATAATGGAAAATCTTGCAAGACTCGGACGAATATGTCTGATCTGCAAGGCTCATAAGAAAAACGCCAACAGAACTCTTTATTGGCATAAAGACAAAGACACTCAAGAAATATGGGTGTGGTGTCAAGGCGTATGTCAAAGAGGCTACTCTATATTTGAGTATTGTCATGTTTCTGGCGTTTCTTTATCAGAGCTATTAAAAGCAGATCTAAATTTCGAAGAAGCTGGCAACAACGAAGTTAATGCTATTTCGTGGCCAAAAAGATTTGTTAGTCTATCAGATCCGTCATCAAATGACGGTTTAATTTATCTTAATAAGAGAAAAATTAAACCTACAAATGATCTTTATTATGATAAAGAATGGAATGGAATAGTTTTTCCATATTATTATGAAAACACTTTTGTAGGCGCACAAATACGTTTAATATCTCCATGGACAATGGAAGATGGTAGTGAGGTAAAAATAACAACATTACCAGGCACAAGACTCGGTTATCTTTTTTATGGTTGGAATCAAGGACAGTTTTTGTCAAATATAAAAGCTATAGTTATCACCGAAGGTGCTTTTAATTCAATAAGTCTTCAGCAGTCATTAAACCAATTATATGGTGGTTTTTTAAAAAATCCTTTTAAATGTATAGCTACAAGTGGCTCTGGATTAAGTGAACATCAATCAGATAAACTTAAAGAACTTATAAACCTTGGTTATAAGGTAATTGCCGCACCCGATAGTGATCAAGCTGGTTTTAAAATGCTTGATAAAATGAGAAATAAAAATTGCTGTACTCATTATGCTTTAATTGATGAAGATAACAAAGATTGGAACGATCTTTTAAAAAATGGCGAAGAAGAATTAGCTAAATTCTTTTTAGAAAAAGTTAAAAGATCATAGAGGTTTTTATGATTGATTTTAATATTGTAACAAGCACCTTAAATCAAGGTGCTTTTTGGATGGTTAATAAAAAAATAGCAAAATTATTAAAAAGTAATGACGCAGCTCTTTTATTAGCCGATCTTCTTTCAAGAAGAGACTATTTTAAAAACCATAATGAATTAGATTCAGATGGCGGTTTTTTTGTTCTTTCTGATCAAATAGAAATGGATCTTAATCTATCTAAGGAAATGAGACAGCAAGCTACCAAACTACTTCAGACCATGAATCTTGTTCATATAGTGAAAAAAGGTCTTCCTTCAAAAAATTTCTATTATATTCAAGACTCTAAGATTTTAGAGATGCTAGGAGATGATAAAAAGTCTAATAATTTTCAGTGGGCTGAAAAAGCAGCCCAGTACAGGGATGAAAAAGACGCCCAGTACTGGGCTGAAAAAGCAGCCTCTAATAA